CCAATCCCCGCCAGCGAAATACCCACATATGACGCCATCTATCCGTTATTAGCTAAACGCTGGCTAAGACTCAGGAGTAGAAAGAATGCTTGAACTACAACGCTCCGTCTGCGCGTTCTGCCGCGCCACACTGAAGCCTGATGAAGTTTATTCCTGCGACCAATGCGAACGTGAAAACGCTTCGAGAGAAATGCTGGAGGAAGCCGATGATAAACAAGCTACCGAATCATCGTAACTGCAAAGTATGTAAAACGAGGTTCAAGCCTGACCGCGTAGAAACGTGGTGGTGCTGTCCAGAACATAGAGAAGAATACTGCATACTTTTATACCGAAAAGACCGTGAGCGAAGGCAGAAGAAGAAATTAGTAGCAGATAAGCAGCTAGCCAAGACACAGAAAGACGAATTGAAAGCCAGGAGGGAGAAGCTAAAGACCAAACCTCAGCGAATGGCAGAGGCCCAATCAGCGTTTAACAAGTATGTGAGGCTCAAATATTTAGACACCCCCTGCATAAGTTGCGGCAGGTATCCAGAACAGAAGTACGGCGGAACGATGGAATGTGGTCACTATCGAAGCCGAGGCTCAGCACCCCACCTCCGATTTAATCTTCACAACACTGGTTCCCAATGCGTTTATTGCAATCGACACCTAAGCGGCAATGTAGCTGGGTTCAGAATAGGGCTTATCGAGCGTGACGGCTTAGATAAGGTTCAGGAAGTAGATTCAAGCCACGAAACCCGCAAGTTCGACATTCCATATCTAATCCGCATTAAAACCATCTTCACCAAAAAAGCCAAGATGCTTGAGAAAAGGCGATCCCATTTTCAGGAGGTAGCAGCATGAACGCATATGTGAAAACCATTCCAGAGTTACTTATCGCAGCCTATGGCAACCAATCAGCTGTGGCAGCCCAGCTAAATACTCAACGCTCAACGGTAAAGAAATACGCCAATGACGTGAAGGGCGAACGGCACGCCATTGTTAATGGTCGGTTGATGGTCGGGACAACTGGCAGGAAGAGGGTTGAGAAATGAGACTGGAATCAATAACGAAACACTTCTTCGCTAAATCCACCATGATCAGCGACTCTCCACGGGCAACAGCTTCTGATTCACTTACCGGCACCGATGTCATGGCAGCGTTAGGGTTGGCAGACCTTAAAAGCGGCTTCGGGCTGGAATTGTTCTTGGCAAAGCAGGGGATCAGTAATCCGCATCGCGCCGTGGAAAGTCTCACTCAATATGCGCTGAAAGAATCCGTTAAGTACAAAGCAATCTCTAAGCTCGATGAGGATATTAAACAAAGCGTCGTGCAAACTCTCGCAAGATATGCGTTTGCTGATTATGCGCGGAGTGCGGCAAGTGTTCGAGAGTGCGAATGCTGCAAGGGTGAGGGGTTTATTGAAGCTGACGTTTTCACAATGAAAAGCCACTACACAATGCAGCTACCTCAATGGGCTAAAAGCCTTGGGCAAAGTCCGAGTGATTTCGAGGTTAAACGAAAGGTGCCAGAGGTGGTGCGGCTGCTCTGCAAAGCATGCGGGGGAAAGAAGGTTGTTAGTAATGCATGCCGGTGCCACGGAAAAGGGAAAGTACTGGATCAGGAGCAAACAGAACTCCAGGGTGTTCCAGTGAAGAAGGATTGTGATAAGTGTTCTGGGCGCGGCTATGCAAGGTTGCCAGCAGAAATGGTAAGGGTGTTCATTTGCGAGAACATCACTGAAATTACCCAGCCAACATGGTCACGTAACTTCAAGCCATTCTATGAAATGCTGATAACTAAATGCCATCAAGAGGAGGGTTTAGCAGATTCAGAACTACAAAAGGTCACAAAAGGAGAAAATATTGCTGCATAAATTCTAATATAAAGAAAATATCCATTGTGTTATTGAATGGAATGGACTAATCTGACTCTAACGATGGGTTACTGCATTCGTTCAGAGATAAAAAGACTCAAGGCCCAGCCCTAACCGGTTGGGCTTTTTGCATTCTACATTCGCATGGGTACTGGATTGGTTAATCCAATCGTTGTGAAACAGTATCCAGCCGAATGTGGTGAATGCAGGCACCGATGTGTGGGGATACAAGTGGAACACCAGTGAAACGATGTCGGCGAATTCCCCGCCACCACATACCAATTTTAAGGCTCACTTCGGTGGGCCTTTTTGCATTTAGCTCCCGCCTACACCAATCAACCGCAAACACCCTCTAGCGAAAAGTGGAAACGGCGGCGAGCTATCCCCAAAACAGCATATACACGCCCAGGCCAACTGGCAGGGGGAGACAAATGAGAATGGACAAATATTCAAGCGGCTCATCCTACTGGTTCGGCGGTATAACCACGATGCTTGGTGCGCTGTCATTAAATGAGTGGGCTGTTCTAATCGGCATTATCTGTACTGTCGGCACCTTTGGTGTGAATTGGCATTACAAGCGTAAAGAATTCCAATTGCGGGAGAAGGCTAATGAGTCCAGCTCTTCGTAATAAGATAATTGGCGCATCTGCTGCCGGGGCATTAGCAATAGCCGGAGCATTGCTTGGTGGTGAAGATGGGTTAGAGGGCCGAAAGTATGTGGCTTACTACGATGTCGTTGGCGTGCTGACGGTCTGCGATGGTCACACTGGTAAAGACATCATCCCCAGCAAAAAATATTCAGATGCTGAGTGCGATGCTTTATTGCAGAAAGACTTGGCACCGGTACAGCGTACTGTAGATGCTGCGGTAAAAGTCCCGCTGAGCAAATACCAGAAAGCTGCCTTGTACTCATTCACTTATAACGTTGGACAAAGCGCATTCACTAAATCCACCCTACTTAAAAAACTCAATACTGGCGACATCAAAGGCGCTTGCGATGAGTTACGCCGCTGGACATATGCCGGTGGTAAGCCGTGGAAGGGATTACAGAACCGACGCGAGATAGAGAGGGAATTATGTTTAGCGGGATAAAGAACATATTCACCTATCTGCCAGCGATAGTGCTCATCATTCTGGCTGGACTTTCACTTCACTATTACAACCAGGCTGATGAATGGCACGACAAGGCAGATGCGGCCGCTAAAGAACGCGACGAGGCCCTGTTCATTCTCAGTAACCAGGTACGCATGGTTAACATCATCAACGATATCGCCAAGGCCAACGAGAATGACAAACAGAAAATTGCTCAAGCGGGTGAGGCTCGTGTTGTTTACATTCGAGAAGCGATTAAAGGCGACGATTGTACTAATAAGCCTGTTCCTGCTGCCGCTGCTGACCTCTTGCGGAAACACGCAAATCAAATACGTTCAGGTGCCACAGGTACCGATACCAGCAAGCTTACTTTCTGACTGCATACCCCCAGAGATACCCGAGATATTAACTTGGGGTAACAGCCTATTGCTGAATGACACCTTGTTGACGGTCATAGAGCAGTGCAACGCAGATAAGGTGAGCATCCGTAAAATCGAACAATCACGCATACAGGATAAATCATGACTCAGAAAACAGCAGAACAAGCTATCACATTAGACCCGCCACGCGCAGAGATGGTTGAGTACATCAAGACTGCAATCGGAGAAGGGTATCAGCCTGAGCGTGAAGGCGCAGTAACAGACCTGAATGTAATAGATAGTCTTGGTGATAACTCGCTAAACCGTGAATTTGGTAAGTGCTGGCAGTGGTACAACATGGGCGGCGGCTTCCATGAAACTTTCGATAAAAATAAAACCCACGATCACGCTTGTGTTAACTGCTTTACCGATAAAGGCCCATGCCTTGGTGAGTGCAACATAACCGACAGCAATAAAAAGCTAGCGAGTTTCGAAGAAGCATCAAAGCCATTGATTAAGTGGCTGGCTGAAAACGTTCACCCACACCACACAGTAATCGTCACCAGCACTGGCGCTGAGTTAATGATGGGTGAGATGTCATTCCCCACTGAAGAATTCCTGAAAGACTAATTCCCCCGACAAGGAATAGATAGCTTCTCTCGATGGAGGTGATCGCCTGCTTCACTGGGCCTATCTTGCTGACGGGTAAGCCGTAAGTGGTGTAGCAACGCCGAGAGGAGTAGCAAAGCCGCGAATCAGAGTGGAAAGAAGTATTGAATCAAGTGATATATGGTTTTGTGGTTTTTACTTAAGAAAAATAATGCGATACCGACTACTGCAGTAATGTTCATTTCAATTTTGATGTTAATCATGGTTTGTCCCTCACGTTACGGGAGCAATGTTGCTCCCAATTGTGAGTCGTATTAATTTTCACATATAAAACAGTTAGTTATATTTTCCACTAAAACCAAAAAAAACAGGGCTCAGTTTAACGACTGGGCCTTTTTTTGTACCGCTTTTAAAAACATTAAAAATCAAAAGGAGTAGCTGATGTTAAGCGAAACTGCAAAAGATATCGCTGGTTATGAAGGGCATTACGCAGTGACGGCGGACGGGCGCATATATTCACACTCGAGAGTAAATGCGCTCGGAGGATTGACGAAAGGGCGATGGCTTCGTCCTGGAAAAGGTGGGCGCGGGTATCTCGTTGTAAACCTATGTTCCGGCGGTGTTACTAAGACGCATAGTCTTCACAGGCTCGTGGCTAAGGCATACATTCCTAACCCAGAAAGAGCGGCAGAGGTAAACCACATCAACGGCGACAAGACTGATAACCGAGTAGAAAATTTAGAGTGGGTGACCAGTTCTGAAAATAAGGCGCATGCTTACAAGTATGGGCTGTACAAGACTGGCGAGGGCCATTCTCGCGCCAAACTTACCGATGCTGATATTCTTAGCATCTGTTCGTCCGAAGAGTTTTCGCCTCAAGAATTGGCGGTAATATACGGAGTTGATCGGTCTTACATATCTTATCTTAGGCGCGGAAAGGGCAGGTGTTTGACGACGGCTTCCGTATAGCGAAGGAGTGGGCAGCTAAATACCAACCGAAGAAAAAAAACTGAAACCAAGATTGAGAGCCACTTTCACAACGGCTCTCAATCATTACAGACATAAACCAGAAGAAGGAACAGAAGAATGATGACGATAAAGTTTGTATACAAAGAGGCAGAAGAGCGAATCCACGAAGCGACAGAAGTCCGGTTATCGAAGAGCGGCAACCTGCACGTCACGCGCCCAGACAAGACAACTGATGTAGTTGAGCTGAGTCCCGGCACTACTGTCTACGTTGCTAACGATGCAGGTAAAACGGTATCTCGATACTTTGGGCTAAACAAAGAAGAACCGGAAACCGGCATTCAATTGCAATGTGCGTAATTTATAAAACTCTGCAAAAGGTGCTAACAAGTGCCTTTGACAGAATCTTATATAGGTTTGCAATCATGTCGGTCTCACTATTACCGAGTGGGAGACTTTACCAACCAGCGGAATATTCTGTTATGGCTAATTCAGACACACAAATGAAGCGGCCATATCCGCCATTGTCATTCGTCAATGAGTTCAGGCCGCACATTGAATTAGTTCCCGCCACTGAAGTTCTTGAGTGGGTTAACAGCCAAATACTCAGTGACGAAGGTGAGCTACACAATCCCGACCACGGGCACTTAATTGACGCTGACATAAAAATTATGTGGGCATCATCTGCGTTTGAAAAGCAGGGTCGTACTGTTCTTGGTCAAGCTGAACAGGTAGCCATGAGAGCCGGTGGCTGGCAAAAGGCCCGAATGGAACAACAAATGTATGAATGGTTTGGTGATGTGCCGACATTCATCATCACCCTAGCGGCTGATTACTGCGCTCAATGCTCTGACCTTGATTTCTGCGCACTGATAGAACATGAGCTTTATCACATCAGTCATGCAAAGGACGAATTCGGAGCACCCAAGTTCAACAAAGAAGGGCAGCCGGTATTGAAGCTGCGCGGTCATGACGTTGAAGAGTTTGTCGGTGTAGTTCGCAGATATGGTGCGAGTGTTGAAGTACAGGAAATGATTGACGCAGCAAACAATAAACCCGAGGTAGGCAATCTCAACATCGCAAGGGCGTGTGGGACGTGCCTGTTGAAACTGGCCTGATTAGTTACATTACGTTAGTCATGGAGGATACCAATGGCTGCATTAAAACCAGAGGTCAAAGCCTTCATCGTTCAAGCCTTGGCCTGCTATGACACACCATCGCAAGTGGTCGCGCAGGTGAAACAAGAATTTAGCCTCACTTTGACTCTTCAGCAGGTTTCTTCATACGACCCGACAAAGGCCATCGCGAAGAATCTGGGGCAGAAATGGGTAGACCTATTCAACTCGACTCGCTCCCGCTTTCAAACTGAAATATCCGATATCCCAATTGCCAATCGCGCTTATCGACTTAGGGCGCTCGACCGCATGGCTACAAAGGCTGAGACCATGAAAAACTTTGCTATGACAGCCCAACTAATGGAGCAGGCCGCGAAAGAGGTTGGCGATGCGTATACCAATAAACAGAAAGTTGAACACTCAGGCGGGATGTCTATTAGCTCAGTAGCATCAGTAATGGATGAGATAGGAGATGATGACCTGTAAGGGGTGGCTGTGTTAACTGATAAACAGAAAAAGCTGCTAAAGAACAGGTTCTGGCGTCTTAATCACCTCTACAAAATCAAAGATAAAAACGGAAAGTGTGTCACTTTCAAAATGACTCCTGAACAATTGGAGTATTTCGACGGTATGCACGACCGAAACGTGATCCTAAAGGCAAGGCAATTAGGTTTCACGACAGAGGTTTGCATCATCCAGCTTGATCTCGCACTGTTCCATAAAAAAGAATGTGCACTTATCGCTCACTCCCTTCCCGATGCAGAGCGCCTGTTTCGAAATAAAACCCAGTACGCCTACCGGCTTTTACCAGATGATATTAAGCGAGCAAATCCTTTAACCAAGGAAACGACGAGCGAATATGTGTTTGATAAAGGTGGCAGCGTAACGGTATCCACCTCGTTTCGTGGCGGTACGCTATACAGCTTGCACGTTTCGGAGTTTGGCAAAATATGCGCGAAGTACCCAGAGAAGGCCAAAGAGATAGTAACTGGTGCCTTCGAAGCTGTGCCGCTGGGTGGAAAGATAACCCTTGAGAGTACCGCCGAGGGGCGCGCAGGCTATTTCTACGATTACTGCCAGGATGCAGAGAAAGCGCAACTCCAAGGGAAGGAACTTTCAAATCTCGACTGGAAGTTCTTTTTCTTCTCCTGGTGGAAGAATCCGCAGTACGCAATCGACCCGGTTGAGGCTTTACCTCAGCGCCTGGTTGATTACTTTGCAGAGATGGAAGCCAAACATAGCGTTCAACTGAACGAGCGCCAGAAAGCTTGGTATTACGCCAAAGAAAAAACGCTCGGCGACGATATGAAGCGGGAATATCCAACTATTCCTGCTGAAGCATTCCAGCAATCAGTCGAAGGTGCTTATTACGCTAAACAATTCCGCTGGCTCTATACCAATAAGCGGATCTGCAAATTACCTGACAACTCACATTTGCCGGTTCACACGTTCTGGGATATCGGCGTGGGTGACTCAACTGCCATCTGGTTCGTGCGTGAGGTCGGCGAGGAATTCCACATCATCGACTACTACGAAAACTCCGGTGAAGGCCTGCGGCACTACATGAAGGTGCTGAAAGATAAGGGCTATGAGTATGGCGATCATTGGGGGCCGCACGACATAGAAAACCGTGAATTCGGCTCTGATGCTAAGTCTCGTAAAGAACTGGCGCGGGAAGGCTATGAAATTGACGGGCAGATTTATTCCATGACATTCAAAGTGGTGCCGAAAACTGGCGTCGATACCGGTATCGAGTCTGTGCGTGAAATTCTGCCTAAGTGTGTCTTTGATGATGAGAAATGTGCTGAAGGCATAGCTCACCTCGAAGGCTACCGGAAAGAATGGGACGACAAACGTGGTTGCTGGAAAGACAAACCACTTCACGATCACACCTCTCACGGCTCTGATGGGTTCCGTTACTTTGCTGTAGCGAAGAACAATAAGCGCCAAGAAGCATTCAGCATAAACATGAGAACCGCATTCTAATGGCTAATAACGACATTACATTTATCCGGCCTGAACATGGGGCCGCAAGCCCGTTATGGGAAACGGTTCGCGATGTTTGTCGTGGGCCAGATGCGGTTAAGCGTAGACGGCATAAATATCTGCCAAAGCTTGACCCGACAAACAATAGTGAAGAGAACAACCGGCGCAATGATGACTATCTTCGCCGCGCTGTCTTTTATGCGATCACCGGTCATACCAAAAATGGGTTGATCGGGATGGCATTTCGTCGCGACCCCACTGTGACTATCGTCGATAAAATGGAATACCTGAAAACCAACGCCAATGGCGCAGGTATCAGCATTTATCAACAGGCGCAGTCAGTTCTTGAATCTGTATTAGAAGTTGCCAGAGAGGGGTTATACGTCGATTACAGCGCTGATATGAAAGGGGCCATCATTCTTAATTATCGCGCTGAGGACATTATCAACTGGCGAACTGAGCGGATAAATGGGCGCGATAAACTGGTTTTGGTCGTGCTGCGTGAGTGTGTTGAAGAACCAGATGGCTACGGCTTCAAGGATCGCATTCAATACCGTGAGCTGGCGATGGACGGTGGTCGGTTCGTGTGTCGCGTCTGGCGTAACGTAGGGCCGAAAAAGAGCGGCGTATATGTCGCTGATAGCGAATATTACCCAGTGATTCAGTTTGGCGGTGCGTGGGATGAAATACCCTTTACCTTTGTTGGCGCGCAAAACAATGACCCATCAATTGATGAGTCACCGTTATTGGCACTGACAGAAATCAATCTCGGCCATTATCGTAACTCGGCCGACTATGAAGATAGCCTGTTCTTTTGTGGACAGGTGCAGCCGTGGATCAGTGGATTAACCGAAGAGTGGCGTGATTGGTTGCAAAAGGCTGGGATTGCTCTTGGCTCTCGTTCGCCAATATTGCTGCCAAAAAATGGAGCTTCAGGATTTAACCAGGCGCAGCCAAATATGATTGCCAAAGAGGGGATGGACTCAAAACGCGACTACATGATCTCTCTTGGTGCACGACTGGTTGAGCAAAATAGCGCGGTAAAAACAGCAACGCAGGCAACGGGTGACCAGGCGGCATCTACCTCTGTTCTTGGTATCTGTTGTGCCAACGTTTCAGAGGCCTATACGCAAGCGCTGCTTTGGTGTGCGAAATATATGGGGAATAAGGACGCAGAGGTTTCGTATTCCATCAGCCAGGAATTTATTCAACGTGTTGCAGACTCAGGAATGTTGGCCGCGATTGTTGCAGCTTGGCAGAGCGGTGCAATTCGTGACGCGGATATGATCCGGGCAATGCAAAAGCTGGATATTATCGACCCCGAATCTAACCCCAATGATGTTCTGGACGAATTGAAAAATCTGAGTCCCAGCCTGACAGGTGGCTAAATGGCAACGATTAACGAAAGGCTACGTGATGAAGCAATAGCACATAGCCTGTTTCAATCGCGTTATGCCACTGGCGTTGCTCGCAAAATGGTTCAAGTGCTCAACGAGAGCGATGCAGAGCTATCGGCTCGTCTCATCGTGGCGCTTGATGAGGTTAAGCCAAGAGGTGTCACCGTGAAGCGCTTGGAGAGTTTGCTGGCGAGTGTTAGCCAAGTGAACAAGCAAGCTGTTGATGCGATGTATACCTCTTTGTCTGATGAACTGTTGGACTTCGCAAAGCATGAGGCAGGTTATCAGCTTAGTTTGTTTGATTCTTTATTGCCGGGGCCAGTTTTAAATCACTTCCCATTAGCATCAATCACCCAAGAGCAGGTTTACGCCGCCGCAATGGCTCAACCGTTCCAAGGGCGATTGTTGCGAGACTGGGCTGAGAATATCGAAGCTGACCGGATGACCCGCATTATCAATACAGTGAAAAACGGCTACCTGGCTGGTGATACTGTTGAACAGATGGCGCGGAAGGTCCGTGGCACCAGAGCAAGAAACTATCAAGATGGTGCAATAGAGGCGGGCCGGAAGAATGTTACTGCGGTGGTGAAAACGGCCGTCACTCATATGGCTGCTGTAGCGCGGGATAAGTTTGTTGATAACAACAGCAATATTATCGACGCAAAGCAATGGCTCAGTACCTTGGACAATAAAACCTCTCACGATTGCATTATCCGTGATCGCCTCAAATACACCCTGGAAGGCAAACCCATCGGTCACAAGGTTCCATATCTTCAGGGGCCAGGCCGCATTCATTTCTGTTGTCGCTCGATGGAAACCTTAATCACCAAATCTTGGCGTGAGTTGGGGATCGATATCGACGAAATGGATGAAGGTACTCGCGCCAGCATGGATGGACAAGTTCCAGCGGGGACTACCTATAGTGAATGGTTGCAACGGCAATCTTACCGCCGACAAGTTCAGGTGCTGGGCGAGACTCGCGCAAGGCTAATGAAGGATGGCGGTATGCGTACAGATGAATTCTTCACTGATAAAGGCGAATGGCTGACGTTACAGCAGCTTCGCGATATTGACGGTCGGGCATTCTCTGATGCAGGCCTGTAGAAAACTACGCTCTAACAATTACCGCCAACGGTAAAAAACTGAGTTATCCAAAATCTGAGCCTCGCCATCGTGCGGGGCTTTTTAATGGGCTAGGCCCAGCAATAAATCCCAAGGGGACAGCATGCTATTCCGAAATATCGCACGTAAATATTATGCCGAGGCAGGTGAAGGTGGCGAAGGTGGTGGCGGACCAGCCGCAACTATCACACCAGAGATTCAGGCATTGATTGATGCCAGGGTTAATGAATCTGTCACAGGACTCAAAACCAAAAATAGCGAATTACTCGGCAAGCTCAAAGAGCAAGGCGAGAGCCTAAAACGCTATGACGGTATCGACCCGGACGCGGTGAAAACCATCCTGCAACGATTTTCTGACGACGAAGAAGCCAAGCTGATCGCCGCTGGAAAGATTGATGAGGTACTGGATAAACGCACTGAGCGATTACGGGCTGATGTTGATAAAAAACTCAAAGTTGCCAATGACCGCGCTGAGAAAGCCGAAAGTTTCAGCAAAAAATTCAGTGACCGGGTGCTTGGTGATGCCATTCGCTCCGCCGCATTGAAAACTGGCGCATTGCCGGGTGCTGCTGACGACATCATCCTGCGCGCAAAAGGCGTATTTACTCTCAACGATGAAGGTGAGGCCGTCGCCGTTGATAAAGATGGTTCAGCCCTACTGGGAAAGGATGGAAAAACACCACTCACCCCGCACGAATGGGCTGAATCACTGAAAGATGTTGCTCCGCATCTCTGGCCGCAGGCTGAAGGCACCAACGCTGGCGGTCATAAGCAGAATGGCGGCGCACTCAAACGATCAGCAATGACCGCAGCCCAAAAGGCGGAATTTATTCGTGCTAACGGGCAGCAGGCATTCTTAAAACTTCCGAAAGAATAAGGATTTATAATTTATGACCACAACCGTTAACTCTGACCTGATCATCTATAACGATCTGGCTCAGACATCCTATCTTGAGCGCCGACAGGACAACCTTGACGTGTTCAACGCCTCTTCAAATGGTGCGATTGTGCTGGATAACGCCTTGATTGAAGGGGATTTCCGTAAACGTGCTTTCTATCAGCTTGGTGGCAGCATCGAGCACCGTGATGTTGATTCAACCGGGAAAGTCACAGGTAAGAAAATTGGTGCCGGTGAATCAGTTGGCGTTAAGGCTCCGTGGAAATACGGCCCTTACCAGACGACTGAAGAGGCATTTAAACGTCGTGGCCGTGACGTGTCTGAATTCTCCGAAATTGTGGGCGTAGATGTCGCCGACGCTTCACTGGAGGGGTTCATCAAGTACGGCATTCAGGCGTTGAGCGCTTCCATCGGTGCTAACCCTGACATGGTTGTAACTGCCAACATTGAAGTTGATGGCAAGAAAACCCTGACCAAAGGTATGCGCAAGTACGGTGATCGCTTTGGCCGTATTGCGCTGTTTGTTATGCACTCATCTACCTACTTTGACATCATTGATCAGGCGATTGCAGCCAAGATTTATGAGGAGGCTGGTGTTGTAGTGTATGGCGGTCAGCCTGGCACATTAGGTAAGCCGGTTCTGGTTACCGATACTGCGCCAATTGATGCCATCTTTGGGTTGTTGCCGAACGCGGTGGTTATTACCGAGTCGCAGGCTCCTGGCTTCCGGTCATACCCAATCAACGATGAGGAAAACCTCGGCGTTGGTTATCGCGCAGAAGGGACAATTAACATCGACTTGCTGGGCTATAGCTGGGATGAAACCAACGGCGGCAAGAATCCGAGCTTGACCGAAATTGGCGCGACCAATAGCTGGAAAAAACATGCAACCAGCAACAAAGTTACCGCAGGCGTGATGATTAAGTTGATTGCTGAAGATGTGGCGGCAACAGGTGTCACTCTGAATAAATCGACGACTTCATTGGTTGTTGGTGCAGATGAAACGCTTGTTGCTACTGTCGCTCCATCTGATGCTGCGAATAAAGCTGTTATCTGGACTTCATCCGCTGCTGCAAAAGCCACAGTTGATGCAAATGGTAAGGTGACTGCTGTTGCCGCAGGAAGCGCAACTATTACCGCTAAGTGCGTGGACGGCAACTTCACTGCGACTTGCGTAGTGACTGTTACGGCTGCTTAAGTTGGATAACTATAGGGGCTTAGGCCCCTTTTCTATTGGAGGATAGGATGTTAGTAACCGATCCAACCTCACCAGATTTTAACAGCTACGCATCATTCGAAGATTTAGTCGCGTTCGCTTTGGCGCGCGCAGTTAACTTACCTTCTGAAACAGAGTCATTACTGATTAAGGCGATGGACTACCTGAACGGGCTTAATTGGTATGGAAGCAGAACCAAACTAACTCAGCCACTACCCTGGCCGAGATCAGGTATCACTTTCGATGGATTTAGTTACCCCTCGGCCAGTATTCCTCCACAATTGATTGCGGCCCAGTGCATGCTGGCCGTGGAAGCTATTGAGGGTGAGTTACTGGGTTCAAATAGAGAGGCGGCAATAAAGTCTGAGACTGTATCAGGGGCGGTATCTGTGACTTATGCTGTATCTGATGCTGAGTCATTTACTCCCAATTATCCGGCAGTGATGGCAATTCTACGTGGGTTCGTTGCGGGTAGCGGTTTTGCTATTAATGCCACCGCGAGGCGTCAATAATGGCTATCAATTACCCACGAATGCGAGCGACAGCAACACGATTGATTACCGAAAATGGAGCGACCTACCAACTATCTCGCGGTGGTGGCGTCGAGTTCGTTGGAGGTGTTGAAGTTGAAATCCCTCTAGAAACATCCTCCATTGTTGGTGTTATTTCCAGTTACTCTCCCGGCGAGATTGATGGCACCTTAATCCAGAATGGTGATGTGAAAATGTCGGCTACGGCTGATGTGGAAATTCGCATCGGCGATCTGATTATGATTGATGGCAAAAAACATCGAGTGATTAAACCTAATCCAGTAAAACCCGCAGCGCTGCTGATTTGTTATAAACCACAACTGAGGGCGTGATATGGCTGACAACTCCAGCTTCATGGCTTCAATTAATGCGTTTATTGAAAAGGGTAAGCGTAATCAGGAATTGGTGGTGCAAAAAGCAGGGATCAAAATTCTTAATCGGTTAGTCACGATGTCTCCAGTTGGTAACCCTGACTTATGGGCAACCAACAACACCGCCGTTTCATATAACGATGCTGTTTTCGAGCATAACGAAGAACTAAAGAAAGATTCAGCTAACTTAACCAAAACAGGGCGACTGAAAAAACGGGCTAGGGTGACTGATAGCATGGATGTCAAAGCACCTGCTGGCTATACCGGTGGACGCTTTAGAGGTAACTGGCAGGTTGGTCTAGATGTTCAACCGGACGGCGAGACAGGACGTATCGATAAAAGTGGCAATATGACAATGGCTGTGGGCAATTACATGCTTGAGCAGTTCAAGGTCGGCACCAAGGCTATCTACTTCACCAACAACGTCCCTTACGCTTACCGTCTTGAATTTGGTCATTCATCACAAGCCCCAAACGGGATGATCCGCATAACCGCCGAGGACGCTGTTAAATACTTTACTGAAGCAGCTAATGAGGTGAATAAGTGAGTACTCAGCGAATCACGGTATTGCTGGAGAAACGGCTTGGCGAATGGGCGGCAATTAAAGGCATTCCATTGGCTACCGAAAACGTTAGCTTTGATGACACTGGTGATATGTATCTGCAATCGCATGTCATGGCAGCCACAACAGACACTATCGATTTAGCGCAGGCTTCCCGCGTATTCAAAGGTGTGTATCAGATTAATATCAACGCCAAAGCAGGTCGCGGTAAATCAAAATCTCATTCCATTGCTGCTGAGTTAATAGAATTGTTTAACCTCAATACTGAGCTTACAGACGGAGTCGTAACCTGCTATATCAACAGCGTTCCCAGCCAGTTCCCCGGCATTAGTAACGACACCACATACACAACACCAGTCAGCATGAGCTATCGCGCTGACGTTATTTAAACCTCAATCAATCCCACATCTACCGGCCTATGCCGGTTTTTTTATATCCAAAATCGGAGAATTACCATGGGCTTTGCTCTACCTAATGGCGCGGGTATTTACCTGGCTAAAACATATGAAACCGAAGTGGCGGTAACGGCAGTTTCCAATGCTGTTGACGCAGTTCTGACGGTAGCAACAGGGCATGACATTGCCGAGGGCGATATTGTACAGCTAACCTCAGGCTGGGCCGCGTTGAATGACTTGGTTGCAAAAGTAACAGCATCCACCGCGACTACTTTAACGCTCGGCTCTATTAACACCTCGAACACCGATCGTTTCGCAGCGGGTGGTGGAGTGGGTACGGTTAAGAAGGTCGAAAGTTGGATTGAAATCCCGCAGATCACCGAGGTATCGAACAGCGGTGGTGATCAGCAGATGATTCAAATTCAGTTTCTTAGCGATACTCGTCAGCGCAATCTCAATACGTTTAAGGCGGCTCAATCTCAAACCCTGACGTTGGCGCATGACTCCAGCCTGCCTGTTTATCCGGTGCTACGTGCTGCGGATGAGTCAGAGCAAACACTGGCAACCTACATGTATGTGCCTAAAGCCAAAGAGAACCGTTACTCGTCGGTGAAAGTGTCCTTTAACGATATTCCAACTACGGCGATCAACGCCATTGAGACGGTAGCTGTGGTGCTTAACCTGCAATCGCAAGCGACGACTTTCTACAAGTCTAGTGCACCAGTGGCTGTTACCGGCGTTACGTTGAGCAAAACCACGACGACTCTTGCTGTTGCTGCTACTGAAACCTTAACGGCCACTGTAGAACCAGCAAATGCAACAAACAAGTCTGGTACCTGGTCATCATCAGCACCAACCAAAGCTACCGTTGACCCGGTAACAGGTGTTGTGACTGGCGTTGCTGCTGGCAGTGCCAACATCATTTACACCACCGCAGATGGCGCGAAAACCGCTACTTGTGCCGTCACCGTAACCGCATAAGGAACATGACTCATGGCAGTAAAATTTACCCTGGTACCGTCGCCAACATTTAAAGCAGATGTGAAAATCCCTCGGGCCGGTCTGGATGACGGCGAGTTAACCTTTACGTTTAAGCATTTGCCACTGAATGAAGTATCAGATATCGAGAAAGCAGAAGGGCAGACGGGGTTAGATTTCGCAGAAAAGATAATCGAAGGGTGGGCGCTTCCCGAAGCATTTAACCGCGAAAATCTGGAAGTGCTTGCTAATAACTACCCGAAAGCCATCGAGAATGTAATCAGTGCGTTTTATCGCGAACTGCTTGGTAACCGCGAAAAAAACTAACCTCGGTTGCCACCGCTCTCTACACCCCCGAACCCACCCGTGAAGAATTGGCAGGCAACGGCCTGACACCTGATGATTTCGACGATGTAATTATCGAGATTTGGCCGGATGTCTGGCCTGCATTCAATGTGATTAGAGCAATGTCCACTCAGTGGCGCACCGGTATGTCCGGGCCTACTGGGCTGGACTATGGCTGCCTGTCACAAGTGATGGATTGGGTCGGGGTCGAGAGTAAAGCAACCGTGTTTGATGACATAAGGCACATGGAGAGCGTTGCGCTGTCCGTTATTCACAAGCGGAGCAAGTAAATGGCAGATATCGCAACAATCTCACTACGCGCCGATACGTCCAGCCTGGAACAAGGTGACAAGGCGTTAGACCACTTCGGGCAAACAGCGGAGAAGGCTACCAAACAAGCAGATGGCTTGAATGATGCCTTCAAAGCTGGCGCACAAAGTCAAAAGCAAAATAACGAGAGTCTGAAACAGCAACAGCAAGCACTTCAGGATTTATTGGCGAAAATTAATCCCGTCAATAATGCACTGAATAAGCTTGATGATATGCAGTTGCAGTTATCAAAGTTTCGTTCTCAGGGGATTGTTGATGACAGAACCTACCGTGAGTCGGCGGTTGCGATTGGACGTGCTCGACAGGAGTTAACCGCAGCGGCTGAAGCCAGTACCAAGGCAGGAAGGGCTGCGGCAGAACAGGCAGCAGCAGACCGCGCAGCCACAACGGCAAAAGAAAACTTTATCACTCGATTGCGTGAGCAAACTGAACTTCAGGGGAAAACAGCATCACAGGTTCAGGAGTATAAGGCTGCTCAGTTAGGTATGACTCAGCAAGCCGCGCCATTCATAGCGAAGCTGAAAGAGCAAGAAGATGCCTGGAAGAAAGGCACTGTCTCTGCTGGTCAATATCGTATGGCTATGCGCCAATTGCCCATGCAATTCACGGATATCGCCACCTCAATCGCCGGTGGTATGCCGTTGTACATGATTGCCATTCAGCAGGGCGGTCAGATTAAAGATAGCTTTGGCGGTATTGGTAATGCGCTTAAAGCTATGGCATCCCTGATCACTCCAACCACTATTCTGTTAGGTGGGGCAACGGCTGCTGTTGCAGCTATGGGGTATGCATACTTTCAAGCGGAGAAGCAAAATAGTGCCTTCAATAAGGCGATTATTACTACTGGGGGATATTCAGGTGTAACCGCCAGCCAACTGAAGGACATGGCTTATAACATCAGTCAGTCTGGCAGTGTTTATAGTGATACAGCGGAGGCTTTAACGAAGCTTACGGCGGCCGGTGTCAAGACATCGGTAAACCTCCAAGACGCAGGGAAGTCGATTGTAGAATTCAGCCGATACTCCGGGCAATCAATTGACGATTTGGTAGGGCAGTTTGCTCGTTTATCTGATGACCCAGCTGGTGGTTCAGTCGCACTGACTGAGAAGCTTCATTATCTGACTGCAGCGCAATATCAGCATATTGCCGCTCTTGCTGATGAAGGGAACACAGCGCAAGCAGTGACGGCTGCTACTGAAGCTCTTAGCGGGGCAATGGCGCAAAGGGCTGCAGAGATAAAGAACTCTATGGGTACTTTGCCATCATTTTTTGATGAGATAGGTAAAAGCGCATCAAAAATGTGGGATGGGATCTGGGGACTTGGTCGCGACCCATCCGAGGCCGAGGCAAGAGCTAAGCTTGTTGCCAAAATAGGCTTTGCTGAAAATGACCCACGCCGCGCCAATGGTGGCTCACCTACAGTATCCAATGAAACGTTATCTCAGTGGAAAGCAGAGCTGGCATCACTGGATGCAGTTGAGAAAAAGCAGTCCAACATATCCCAAATAAACCAAGAAGCGATAAAGGCGCAGCAAGAGGTTAATAAGCTTATACAGCAGGGGCTGACCTCGGCAGAAAAAAGGGAAAAAGGGGAAAAGGAATTAAATCGCTGGATAGAAGCGAATAAGAAAGCTCATGCAGAAGACGCAACAGTAGCGTTATTCACTGAAGCTGAAATTGCCAAAGCTCGCGCTGGGATTGAAAAGCAGAACAAAGATCCCAAAACACCAAAAACCAAAGCCTACCAAGATGATGCAGCCACCAAAGCATTACTGGATAGTCAGGCGCGTGTTGCCGCTTTGCGTGAACAGGCAACCGTCACATTAACCATGACGGATCAGGAAAAGCAGCTAGCTAAATTCACCCAGCAAATTGCTGACCTGAAAAGCAAAACCATCCTCACTGCTGACCAAAAATCACTTCTGGCCCGCTCTGGTGAAATTACTGCCAGTATGCAGCTTGAGGCCCAGCTTTCACGTGAAAACGCTGAAAGGAAGAAAGCAACAGCAGCTCTCAAGCAGATGGATGATTACACCACGACGATTGCCAATCGAAATGCTCAGGCTCAGGCTAAGTTTGGCAAGACCAGCAAGCAAGCGTCTCGTGTTGACCAAGAGTTTCAGCTTGATAATACATTCGACAAGCAGAAGGAGGGCGTTACTGGCGCGGCGCTAGAAAAACTCACCGAGTCATATAACAAGGCAAAATTCGAGCTAAAAGCTGGCTTCGACCAAGAGGATTTGAACGAAGGTGACTGGTTAGCGGGTATGACTCAGGGGCTAGAACAGTATGGTGAAACCGCCAATAACGTTTTCTCTGCTACCGCTCAACTGGCCCAAACCACAATGGGTAGCATGACATCCATGGCGACCCAGATGATGACAACCGGCTCAGCTAACGTTAAGCAGTTTGCTACCAACTTCCTGACCAGCATTGTCGATATCATCAACCGGTTGCTGATTGCCCAAGCTATTCAGGCGGCAATGGGGTGGATGAGTGGTGGTGCCTCGGCGGGCGCAGGGGCTGTAAGTGGAACTGCCAGCAGTGCCAGTGCGGGCGCTATGGGGATGTCTACCAGCTTCAGAGCTTATGACGTCGGCGGCTACACTGGTGACGGTGGAAAATTCGAACCGAAAGGCGTGGTTCATGGCGGTGAGTTTGTCTTTACCAAAGAAGCCACCAACCGAATTGGTATCGATAACCTCTACAAGATGATGCGCGGTTATGCTGATGGAGGATTGGTTAGTAATGCGGTAACTGCCACCGCGCCAATGCTCGGCATGCAGGGCGGCGGTAATAACATTACTGTTGGTATTGGTGATGTAGTCATCATGAGTGATAGCCAAAAAGAAAATAATGCTTCAAATTCACAAGATATTGGTGCCGGTATACAGAAGCAACTAAAGCCAGCAATAGTGGCTACTATTAGTGAGCAACTGAGAATACCTGGCACTCCATTATGGATGGCTATGAATGGTAATAGATAACGAATTGAGGGAATTATGAATTTAAAAGCAACAAATTTCAGAATGTATTCAGCAACACCTGAACAGAGTGCGTCTGTAGTTGTCAGTGTTGACGTTTTCCATGATAACGATGATGACTCCATCATGGGGAGGCACATAAACCTTCCATTTAATCCGAAAGATACATTTGAGTCAGTCGGCGACAAAGCGATTGCTATTGTTAAAGCCGAGCTATTGTCCCTTGCGAAAGATATAACTAAATTTGAGTAATAGAGTTGTGTTGCTCTTATGTAGCCGCCAATGTGCGGCTTTTTTATTGGGGTATATATGGCGATTGAAACATTCCTTTGGCGAACGCAGGGTGTTCCTGAAGGTAGCTTTAACCAGCGAGTGAGAACCGCTCAGTTCGGCGATGGCTACAAGCAAGTCGCTGGTGACGGTATCAACCCAGAAACGCAATCATGGCCGCTGACTTTTCAGGGTTTGGAAAAAGACATGATGCCCATCCTAGCGTTTGTTCGCAGGCATACCACCAAGTCCTGCCAGTGGACTGCACCTTATGGCGTTATTGGCCTGTGGCGCGTCACTGCTGACTCCATCAAGGCCGTACCGGTTGGCGGTAATGTTATGTCTGTCTCTTTCACTTTCGAGCAATCTTTCAAGCCTTAATATCGAGTAACCCAATATGGCAATTAATACTGACTTGCAACGACTGGAGCCGGGTAACCGCGTTCGCCTGTATGAAGTTGATGGTTCTAAGTTTGATGGGCCATTGTTGCGTTTCCATGCCGATACATTACCCCATACCACAGAAGAGATTGCGGCGGCAGGTGGTGATGAAACCAAACTACCAGCTAAATCTATCTGGTGGCAGGGGGAAGAGTATTCAGCATGGCCGGTACAGGTTGAAGGCATTGAGATGTCCAGTGATGGGCAGAGTGCACAGCCAAAGTTATCGGTAGCGAATCTTGATGGGAGCATCACCGCGCTGTGCCTTGCATTTGACGACATGGTGCAGGCCAAGGTTATCGTTCACGACACATTCAAACATTATCTAGATACGGTGAATTTCCCTGATGGCAATTCTGAGGCTGACTCGGAACAGGAGAAAGTACAGGTTTACTATATTGATAGTAAATCGACAGAAACCAATGAAACTGTTGAATTCTCTCTTTCCAGCCCTGCGGATTTGCAGGGACTGCTTATCCCCACCCGGCAAATTCACTCACTCTGCACCTGGTGTATGCGTGGTGACTATCGCTCAGGCAATGGCTGCGATTATGCCGGAACGTTGTATTTCGACGAGAAAGGCAATCCGACAGACGACCCGAGCAAAGATAAGTGCTCAGGTCTGTTGGTCGATTGCAAAAAGCGATTTGGTTCCGATAACCCGCTGCCATTTGGTGGTTTCCCTGGTTCAGCTCTAATCAAGAGGTAGTCATGAGAGACAAAACGATTAAAGCGATATTGGCCCACGCCGAAGCGGAATACCCGAAAGAGAGCTGCGGGGTTGTGGCGCAGAAGTCGCGAGTCGAGAAGTATTTTCCTTGTATTAATCTGGCTACAAACCCAATCGAACAGTTTCATCTCGACCCTGAGGGGTATATAGCGGCAGAAGATTGGGGGACCATCACAGCAATTGTACACAGTCACCCAGATGCCACTACTCAGCCATCCGAATTGGACATGGCCCAATGCGATAATAACGAACTACCCTGGCACATTGTGAGCTGGCCCGAGGGGGATTTACGAACTATCCAGCCGCGCGGGGACCTTCCGCTAATTGGTCGTCAGTTCGTCCTAGGCCATACAGATTGCTGGGGCTTGATAATGTCCTACTTCAAGCAAACGCATGGCATTGAGTTGAAAGACTATCGAGTTGACCGGCATTGGTGGGAGTCAGGAACAGAAAACTTCTATATGGATAACTGGTATGAATGTGGTTTTCGTGAATTCAGTGGCCCAGCGCTGCCGGGTGACGTAGTTATCATGCAAGTATCAGCACCAGTAGCAAATCATGCGGGGGTTTTGCTGGACGATGGGATGCTGCTGCATCATCTTTATGGGCAACTCAGCCAACGGGTGCCTTACGGTGGCTATTGGCAGGAAAGGACGGTTAAAATGGTTAGGTATCAGGGGCTATAATTTAAGAGCATCTTATCGGTGCTCTTGATGATGGTTTTGCTTTCTGGCGCGTCCGTGCTCCGGCGGGTTTTTGCGTTTGTTATATCCTCTGATACCATGATTTTTTATTATTGATGGATAGGGATATGCGCTACTTTTGGATTGCTTTATCTGTACTTATTGCTGGGTGTAATGGTGTAAATGACAAAAAGCTTAAGGAGGATGTTTCTTCCGCAGTTGTAGAGAAAATCGCTGTGTTCAACGGCAGAGAACCTTGCGCTGAACTTATGCAAAAGAAAGATCAGGCATTTGGCGCACAAGCAAACAAGGTCGTGATGAAGATTTGCGGGGGAATATTTGACTGGGAGAAGCCGGTTACACTATCAGACTTGAAAGTCTACCCTGGTGAAACTGTAAGTGTATGCGGCATTGCATCAGGAACAAGTCGAACTGGAAGTAAGGTTGGCACTCGATTTGTTTATCACCCGACCAAGGTTTCTAAGGTTAACCTGAAGCCAATATATCCATTAATAGCAAACGAAAAGATGCTGTCAGCGTTTTATGGGCTTAACGAAATCTACATCGATGCCGAGAGCAAGTATTGCAAGTAGGAAGCTTACTTCTAGCTCCTACCATTTTGCGTTGTTTTGCAGCGATCCCCTGCTATCATATTTCTACTTGTAAATGGTGGGGATAGAAAATGGAAGAAGATCCACTACTGAACAGCGCTATTGAGTTGGTCGTTAACTCCAAAAGAGTTTCTGTTTCTGTAATTCAGCGCCATTTCAGAATTGGTTACAATAGAGCGGCAGTAATTATTGAAGCGCTAGAAAGACTAAATATAGTTTCTCCTCTAGGGATCACTGGGAGTCGAGAGATTTTATGCGGGTCGATTGATGACGCGATGCATCGAAAGGTGAATCCCCCAGCCGTTCAGAGCAGTGAGGAAGTTTGCGAAGAAAAGCCTAAATCTGTTCCTGATGACATAAGGCTGAGCGCAATAACTACAAGACGAATAGTTATTTGGCTAAACCAGATAAAAGAGAAAACAGATGAAAGTGATCCAGTGTATATCGTCAGGTCATTTTCTCCATTTAAGTTTTTAGCCGAAAAACAAAAGAAGGATAAGGATTTAGCGCTTGAACCAAATGGCGACATCATTGTTGGCTATAGATTCTGCGCAACCATGCAATTTAGAACTCCAGTTAATATCCTCAAACAGCATGGGCGTATAGATAAAAAAGCATCATGGAAAATACCCAAAATAGCGAGAGAAGAATGGCAGGGGATATGGATAGCAGAAACAACAAATTGGAGAGATATTGGTATAGATATAGATGAAATGCCCATGGGTACAATGGCTTCTGAACTAGGCCAGATACCTTCAGATGGCGGCGATTTTCTTCGATTCATGCTTTTTGTTAAACAAATTCAATCAGAAGAGATAACCCATGACCAAAAGAAAAGATGGTTGAAAATCGGATATCAAATGATTGGTCAAGATGGTGAGCCTTTCTGTAAGTTCATGGATCACTACGGCAATAATATTGATGAAATTACATCAAGGCTTTTGTATTTATCAAGGAATGGCTAATGAAAAAACTAATCATAGCGTTGGCGGTTTTGGTTTTGGCTGGGTGTGCAACAGAAGTTGTCCCGCCAAGTAAAGCGATTAGCGCCCCTAGTGATCGGGTGTTTAAATATCAACAAGTTTTTCCTGACCAAGCAACCCTTGTTGTTGTTAGGGACAGTGGTTATATAGGCGGCGGTTGCTATGCAACTGTGTTTATTAATGGCGACCGCGTGGCGAAATTGGATCCAAAAGAAAAAGCATCATTCAATCTTCCTGCCGGAACCTGGACAGTTGGAGCTACATGGGAAGGTGCTGCTTTGTGTTCTGCCGCAGTAGAAAGGCAAGAAAGAGATGTAAGCTTGGTAGCAGGGAAAAGCAAAACACTCCGTATATTTACCGATAGCAACGGAACGATGGATGTTAAACCAACCACTATCGAATAAGTAACCTCATCAAACGAAACCAAGCCGCCTACGGGCGGTTTTTTATTGGAGCAAATATGCCAGACATGACAAAAGAAGTGATGACAACCATTAAGTTAAGTGGATCCCTTGCCAATAGATTTGGTAGAACGCATCGACGTTTAATTAGTTCGACTAAAGAGGCATTTAAAGCCCTCTGTGTAACCATCCCTGGATTCGAGCAATATATGATGACAGCAAAGCAAAGAGGTTTAACTTTCGTAATATTTAAAGGAAGAAGGAATATTGGCAAAGACGAGTTGGATCTGGCAAATGCGGGGAAAGAAATCAGGATTATCCCTGTAATAATTGGCAGCAAAAAAGGCGGGGTATTCCAGACAATACTCGGGGCGGTATTGATTGTTGTAGGCGCTGTTTTGACCTTTACGCCGTTTGCTGGTGTGGCCCCATACTTTTATATGTCAGGAGCATCAATGATGCTCGGCGGTGTAGTCCAAATGCTTTCCCCCCAAGTAGGCGGCCTTGCATCCAGGCAATCGCCGGACAACAAGCCAAGCTATGCATTCGGTGGACCAGTTAACTCTACGGCTCAGGGTAACCCTGTGGGCGTACTCTACGGCAAGCGTAGAATTGGCGGGGCGGTTATATCTGCGGGTATTTATGCTGAAGACCAAATGTAATAGCGGTTACTTTAATTAACGCCGAAAGGCAGGAGTGAGTTATGACTTTAGAACAGCGTTTAGCAGCAGTAGAAGCAGAACTGGAAAAAATGAAAGCTCAGCAGAAAGGTCGTAAAGATATCGAGGCGCTGGTGAATAAAACAATCACGGAGAATATTAAAAAGCAGTGCCGTCCTGGTGGTTTACTTTATCGGTCTGAGCGTCGAGAAAACGCGGCCATATCTCAGGCCGCATCAAATATTATTGAGAATGCACTCTTAATGCAGCCTCTGACATCTTGATAGCCATTTCTTTAGATAGTTTTAGTTGCTCAGATATGTGAGGGTGAGTATTCGAATTTTCAATATCATCCCAAAGCTTTGTTAAATAGGAATGAAATTCCTTGAGTTGACTTTCATTTGTAGTAGCTAGCAGTGAGCGAATAACTGACTCCAAGGCACTTAACTGCACGACAATACTATTTGGCTTTTCCATTTTTATCCTTATCCCAGAGTAAATCAGCCATTCCTCCGATAGATAACACTCAAGCCGCGCATGGCTAGGGTGGGCTGACCTTACACAATAGAAGATCAGCCGGTAATCGCCATTGAGTTGATCAATAAACACGCCAACGCCCACGAAATGTGGGTTTTTTTATGGGTGAAATATGGCACGTAAACAGATTAAAGGCCGTAAAGGTGGGAGTAGCAACGCCACTACACCTGTGGAATCTCCTGATAGCATTCAATCAACAGCGAAGGCAAAGATACTACTCGCGCTTGGTGAAGGGGAGTTTGCAGGCGGTTTAGATGGGACTAACATATATCTTGATGGCACCCCAATTAAAAACCCCGACGGTAGCAGTAATTTTACTGGCGTAACATGGGAATATCGGGCTGGCACCCAGGTTCAGGACTATATTCAGGGCATGCCGAATGTTGAGAATGAGATAACAGTTAATACAGAACTGAAATCGGAGACGCCATGGGTTCGCTCTGTCACCAATACGCAATTGTCTGCTGTTCGGGTTCGCTTTGGCTGGCCCTCATTACAGCGCCAGGCTGATAATGGTGATGTTGGCGGTTACCGTATTGAATATGCGATTGATGTTTCTACCGATGGCGGAGCATATTCGACACTGCTCAATACTGCGATAGATGGTAAAACGACAACGCTTTACGAGCGCTCGCATCGAATCAATTTACCCAAAGCCACAACTGGCTGGCAGATCCGCTCACGGCGCATCACGGCGAACGCTAACTCTGGCCGCATTGCAGATAGAATGAACACAGAGGCTATTTCTGAAGTCATTGATGCCAAGTTGCGCTATCCGAATACTGCACTTCTTTATATCGAATTTGACGCGACTCAATTCCAGAATATACCCGCAATTTCTTGCGAGCCAAAGGGTAGGGTAATCCGCGTTCCGACGAATTACGACCCTGACACCCGGAGTTACTCCGGCGTTTGGGATGGTTCATTTAAGTGGGCATATACCAATAACCCTGCCTGGGTATTTTACGACATTGTATTAGCTGAACGATTTGGGCTTGGGCTACGCATAGATTCAACGCAGGTTGATAAGTGGGAACTATACAGAATAGGGCAATATTGTGACCAACTGGTCCCCGATGGCCGCGGTGGTAGCGGCACAGAACCGCGCTTTATCTGTGACGTGTATATTCAATCCCAGGCTGAAGCATTCACCGTGTTGCGTGATTTGGCTGCTATCTTTCGAGGAATGACCTATTGGGGAAACAATCAGCTTTGTGCCTTGGCTGATATGCCACGTGATGTTGATTATATTTTCACGCGAGCCAACGTTATTGATGGTCGTTTCACCTACGGAGGTGGTTCTGAGAAGAAGCGTTACACAACAGCCATGATTAGCTGGAGCGACCCCTCAAATAATTTTCAGGATGTAATAGAGGCGGTGTCAGATAATGATTTGGTTCGTCGCTACGGCATCAACCAGATAGATATGACGGCGATCGGCTGCATCAGGCAGACGGAAGCCAACCGGCGAGGTCGCTGGGCGTTATTGACCAACAGCAAAGACCGGATAGTAAACTTCAATGTGGGGCTGGATGGTGCAATTCCTTTACCCGGTCACATTATTGGCATTGCAGATGAAATGCTATCTGGTAGAAAAACGGGCGGTCGTATTAGTGCCGTTTCTGGTCGAAACATTACCTTGGATCGCATTGCTGATGTGAATGCTGGGGACAGGTTGCTTGTTAACTTACCGAGCGGGGTATCTCAAGCTCGCACTGTTCAATCAGTTAATGAAGAAGTAGTTACCGTCAGCGTGGCATACAGCGAAACGCCAGTTGCTGAGAGCATTTGGTCTGTCGATGCAGATGATTTAGCCATTCAGCAATATCGGGTTACCAGTATCTCTGACAACGATGACAACACGTACAGTATCTCTGGTGTTCAGCACGACCCTGATAAATATGAGCGAATAGATACGGGTGCTCGCATTGATGAGCGGCCCATCAGCGTAATCCCACCTGGTGTTCAGCCGCCACCAACGAATGTGGTAATCGATAGCTTCTCCGCGCTCTCACAAGGGCTCGCGGTAACTACCTTACGTGTTACATGGGAGCCAGCAGCCAGTGCAATAGCATATGAGGCAGAGTGGCGACGCGATAACGGGAATTGGATATCAGCACCACGGACATCGGCACAAGGCTTTCAAGTCGAGTGGATATACGCCGGGCAATATCAGGCTCGCGTTCGCGCTATTAACCCCTCAGATATATCCAGTATCTGGGCTAATGCACAAGAAACTACATTAAACGGTAAAGAGGGCAACCCTCCAATGCCAGTGGGTTTTGCGGCCACCGGTATTCTATTCGGTATCACCCTGAACTGGGGTTATCCAGAAGGGGCTGAGGATGCGTTAAAAACCGAGATTGAATATAGCCTGTCTGCTGATGGCACTGATCCCTTATTGTTGAGTGATGTACCGCATCCGCAACGGAACTACACCATGCAGGGATTAAGGGCGGGCCAAGTGTTCTGGTTCCGTGCGCGCATCGTGGATAAATCCGGTAATCAGTCGCCCTGGATTGATTGGGTTCGTGGCATGTCCAGCACCGATACAAGCGCTATTCTCGAAGCGATTGGCGATGATTTCATCAGTAACACTGTGGCGGGACAGCAGTTATTTAATAATGATTTCATGAATGCTGAGGCGATTCTGGAGAACGCTGTCGCGAATGATGCAGGTATCGTGCAGCAATGGGCGCAATACGGAAAGAATAAAGCCGGTGTTGTCCACTTAACGACCACTGTCGCTGATGCTGAACGGGCATTCGCTGAGTTTGAAACATTGGTAACCGCGACTTTTGAAGATCAAGCTGCTGCTATTGACCAGAAAATGACTGCCGTTGTTGATGCCGATGGCGCTAGCGCAACATACAGCTTGAGA